CTTCACCTTCGCCCAGTCAATTGCTCCGTTGTACCCGCTTATGTCAATCCCGCGTACTGCCAGATCATTAAACTTCATCGTCATCATCCTTTCGCGCGTCATAGGTTGCCAGCCAATACCAAACCATTATAGGCGCAGCCGCTATGACGGCAAACCCTGCCAGCACAATCACCAAACACGCGATAAATTCAGTCTCAATCATCAAGCACCATCGTCGTAATTGCTTTGTCGAATATTCCGCGTATTTTTAGCGTCTCGTTTATTTTCCTGAGCATGTCTTTTATCCTGTTCCACGCCATCATCCACCAGATGACCTGAGCACCACCGCTCACTTTGTAACGAACGATAACAACTCCTGAACCGCCAGAGCCGCCTTGCGACGAACCACCGAAATTCTTAAATGCTCCCCCACCACCACCCCCACCACGACCATTAGTCCCTGCTCCGCCGGCTACAGCGATACTGTTACTGCCATCTCCACCCCCATCCCTTCCGTTTGTCTTTCCACCACCTCCGGCAACATATGCTTGCCCACCTCCACCGCCGCCGCCATAAAGAACAGCAGCCCCAGTAATAGAACAGGAATACCCAGCGCCACCGCAAACTTGATTGGCCGATGTGCCGGTAATTCCGTTTCCACCAGCGCCACCCCCACCACCACCCCAATGATTTGCGCTTGAACCGGACGCTCCATTTCCACCCGGAGACCCTGCGCCGCCAGAGCCGACAGGAGGAGAATAGGAGTCATTTCCGCCGCCTCCGCCGCCAGAGCCACCAGACTTACCATTTTGGCTTATAGACCCTCCGGCACCACCGCCAATAGCGGTATGTCCATTAAATGAACTATTGCCACCGTTCTGTTCGCTGTTCCCACCTGCCCCAACAGTTACCGTCTTGTTACCAGCAGTAACAGGGTCAGCGGCGCTATAATAGCAGGCACCACCACCGCCGCCGCCGCCGCCGGCACCACCACCGCCACCCCCACCGCCTAACACCAATACCTCTAAATCGCCGCCAGAAACAACAGCTAATGTCCCGCTTGAAGTAAACGTATGTATACGGTATCCATTCAACAAAGTAACAGTACCACCTGTGCAATATGTCATGGTTTCTCCCATTTCAATTCAACGAACAACCCCCGCGCTGGAGTTGTGTGAATAGTGTCTATATTTATGGAAATAATATTTCCGCTTGCAACATCATCTTTGGTCGTATCTATCGCCGCACTGCCATTATCAACCGTAGCACCGCTGGCAAATGTGAGCAAGGTAGAGAGCATGTCCTTTGATTTCGTTACGTTCTCAATTTGAACTGTCATCGTGCCGGTATTCCCTGCGGTGTTGACCCATCCCTTTACGCCGGTAAGGTTCCAGCCATTCATTAATGCGGGAATAGGAATCTGTATCTGATCATCCCCTACCGCGCACACCATGATCGGTGATAGCACAATTATCGTGCTATAAAGCACTGATAACTTATCTGTCTCCGTTTTAAGATAAGCCAAATTGTCCTTGATATAAGTGTTATGATCGCTCGCGCTCCAGGGGTCACCTGTATTAACTGTTGGTACAGCTGTATATGCCATGTTTGCCTCTCAATATGGAAACTTAGTCGTGAATGTCGTTGGGAAATACCAATAACCATCCTCGGCACTCTGCGTGACAAACGGCTCTGTATATACCGTAGTCCTTACCGCTTGCCCGTTTTTCGTTAGCCATTCATGCTCAATGCCGCCAACCCTGAATGACGTATTGATAGAATATTTGCTGATGGTCACAGTAACGCGATCAAGCAAGTCTGGAGTGAACTGGTAATCAGGCTGGCTCTCCATTTGAAATACCGGAAATTTATTCACGCCCGATAAGACGCTTGTCAAGTAATCAGCAAATTGCTTTGCTTTAGTTGTGCTTTGCATCCAGGGGGTATCAATTATAAATGTGCGCTTTAGGTTCGTCCCGCTTGTATCTACTAATACATAAGAAGTATCAGGGGTATCAATCGCCTGTCCCCTATTTTTCAATAGCGTGACATAGCCTCCGGTAGTACCAGTATTTTCAATAACGTTCTTTACGGTTTCAGCGAAGTACGTGGCTGTCACACTAAAATTAGCCGTCAGGTTTGTCCCTGTACCATCCGATGCTGTGTTCATCGTGTAGTCGGTCGTTGCCACAGGCTGTATTGTGTTGATCGCCCCAACCGCCCGCCCCTCATACGTATAATTACCCCACACTTCGAGCGAACCACCACCGGCGACATACGGTTTGTCTTGTAAAGTCCACAGTGCAGCCGTTGTTTGTGCAACTTTTGGATGAACCACAACCTTAATCACATTTCTCACCACGTTATACGGCATTGGAACTTGAATATCTTTCAGCATCACGCTCTGGTCGAACGTTGCAACTTCACCAGATGAAAGCCCGCGCGCCTTAAACCTAAACGTCCCATCAGCGAGAACCGCATATCCTCCAAACTCGGCCTGTGATATTCTGTCAATGGCATCCATAGCGCTGACGTCATTTTCCCACCAGTAAGGAATAATATCAGCGCCCGACTCTAATCTCGTGCTCCAAACGGAAGGCCACTGAGCAGCCGTACTCAATATCTCATCAATTGCCTCACCCGTGCGGATATTCTCATGTAAACTGGTGGTTATCTGAGTGTCTTTTAGCTGTTTCAGCCCATCATAAGCCGTGATAATGACCGCCGGATTAGATACCCCACCGGTAGGATCGATTGATTCAACGCGCCCAGCGAATACAGGAATGTCAGCACCGCCCGTGTTCACCAGCACTCTCACATATTTTCCCGGCTCAACATTCGGGTACAGCGCCCCGCCTGTATTGTAAGGATCATAATCCCCGCTCGCATTATCCAGCGTGATGCTGCAATATCCCGGACTCATTGGCTCGAATCCGTCGCCGTTGTTCGCGATGTATTGCGTTCTTCCCCGCACAACACGCAACCCAGTAGCATATTTAGCATCGTTGCGGGTATCATAAGTCCCCGCCGTAGTCCAATCAAAATTGATTTTCCACGTTAGCGTCGTCATGTCCGCGCCAGCGCCTTTCTAATAATTGGTACAAGCCGCGTTTCTGCTTCGGTTCTATCCGTCAATGAGATGGCCGGAGAATAATAAAAATTGACAACTGTGCTCCCCGCGAGTTGGTTGTGCGGTACAATTGACCCGCTCGTGTTCGGCACAAACAACTCCGGCCCGACCTCGCCCACAATGTAAGGAGTTCCGCCAGTAACCGGCCCGCCAACGGCACGGTTGCTGGCAGAAAGCCCGATATAAGCGTTGCGCCCCTGCCCCGCAAAGCTTGCCGCTTCCCTCGCCGAATTATCTATCTCGCCCCTTACGCGAACTGTTACAGTCTTTCCCTGTACATTATTTATCTCGTCCTTCATCCTCTTGACAAGCTCGGTATATTCGTCTAATGTTATTTTCCCGCTGTCTAACATCGCGCGCCAAGACGCAATTTTATTCATAGCTTGCTCCGTAGCTGGCGGCACAAGCCCCATGTGTTTTGCTAATTTAAGTGCTGCCTCAGCATCCAACCCCGCCGCCGCTTGATTGAATATCAGTTGCGTTGTTAGCTCCGACATGTAAGCAGATACAGGAATAATAGATTCGCCAAGCCCATAGAGAGATGTGGTAGTGGTACCAGCCGCATCAACGGTGTTATAAAACTCGTCATTTAATGTATCGAGTTGTTTTTGCAAAGACTCCATCGCCGCTTTAGCAGATTTATTGCCGATTGCCGCCGCGCTCGCCGCCCTATCAAGTTGCATCTGTAATTCATTTACAGCCTGCGCGTGTTTCTCTACATCGTCCTTGCCTTTCGTCATTACCCTGAAAAGTAAGTCCAGTTGAGGAATGACCGTTGACCCGACCGTATATTTGACCCCCTGCCAGGAATCATTGAGATTATCAACGCTTCTCTTATAATTCATAATGTCGGCCATTGATTTTTGCGTGATAATCATATTGTCTGCAATCGCCGCAGTTGCCGCGTCAATTCCAGCCGCGCCCTGTTCCATCAGCTTACCCATTTCAGCGCCGGAGCGCCCGAAGGTGTCAAGCACGAACTTCGAGCGCGTCACGCCAGCGGGTAAGCTGTTGTATTCATCCGCCAGCCGCTTCAACCCCTCGATGGATACATCAATCCCCTTGCGAGTCGCCGCCTGTAAACCGCTGGTCAATGTTTCCTGTGATATGAATAAATCATCGGATGCCTGCACAAGGCGCGAGGTTTCCTCTGTGCTAAGCCCTAATAACCGGCTCATGTTGTCAATCTCTGTCGCGTATGCTACAGTCTCATTTACCGCGTCTGACACGAATTTAATCAATCCACTAACTGCAGCGCCAGCCGCGCCTGCCGCTGTTGCAAACCCAAGCGAAACGCCAGTTACCGACTTAAATTTACTGTCAAGATCACCAAGTGTCTTATTCAACCCCTTAACGCCAGTTTGACCTTGTAAGCCTTTGACCTGCTTGTCCAGCTTGTCAAATTCGGCTTTCGCCTGGTTGCGTGCCTTTATCGTTATCTGTAATTGCGCGTCAGCCATTGTCCGCCCTCATATCCAGTACCATTTTTACGATCTTCCACGTATCAGGGTTATTCTTTACGAAATCCTTTGCGTTGCGTGCCGCGCTCTGCTGCCAAGCCTTCATCGCGTTATACACGTTGATTGCAATCGTCATGCGCTCCACCAGTCCGGCGGGTTGGTCGAGTAACCCGCCGGAACATGGCAGCGTTCCCCATTGCTGACAGCGGAACGCGAGGCGTAATTCTTCCGGCGGCAGCCCCTTGTCCTCTGCGAACTCTGCCGCCGCCAATATCAGTTTTTTGGGTCAAATTCCAGCACGCTCGCAACATACTTTTGTATCTCTCTCTGTATCGCCTGTATGTCCTTCGGGTTGGTATTGTCCACATCCAACTCCAGCCAGCCGGATTTCACCGCCGCTCGTACCATAGCCCCAGCCCATTCCACAAGTCCAATGCCTTCATCCTTACCGCCAAGCTCCCGGAAGTGTCGGAAATAAATTTCAAGCTGTCCTTGCGTGATGCTCTCAAAATCAATAACTGGCAGTTTCATTAACCACCTTGATCTCTGCAAACTTCGCGGCCGTCGCATCGTAACCCGCCCGGAATGTTCCCGTCACGATGTCATTACCGTTCTGGTCACCAAGTGTGTCAAAGGATTCCCACTTGCCCGCCAGGTCGATGATCAGCGTCTTCTTTGAGAATGTCCCGGCGGTGGTTAGCGCGTTACCCTCAAACTTCAAGCGCAGTAACCGCGCCGTTCCTGCCTTCCACGCGTCCTTCTCTGCTACCGCCGTTGAGTTATGCTCAAAGGTCACGTTGAGAAGAACTTCAGGTTTCGTGGATTGCGCCCAGGAGAAGTACAGGTTTCCGTCAGCCGCAAACTTCGCGATCCATCCGGTGTTGACGTTCAGCCCCATGCCAAGAAGTGTTGCGCTCTTTTCGGTTGTGCCGATGGTGCCACTTGCCTCGTCAATGTACAGCTTGCCTTTGCCAAACAGGATTTCCTCAACGGTCGCTGGGTCAGTCACCGGCGAGGTGAACGAGCACTTGGTTACCTGCCGCCCAATCCAGTTGGCGCTCATTTGCAGCGCTTCGCCACCGTTGCCGGAAAGCTCAAACGATTCGACAAAGGCGTATTCGACTTCCTCTGCCTGCTGGTCGTCACCAGCTTCTATCGTCCAAGTTGTGATACTGTTAGCGCTGGTGGTCGGGAAGGCATAGGTGTAAACCTTGCCGCTCCCGCCCGTATCCGTGACGCCAGTGATGACGTTCTTCACGCCAGCGCTCAGGATGATCGGAAGTTGCTCGAATGTAGCCGGTACGCTATCAAACGAAACAGCCGCCAGCAGCTTAGGTACATAGTTCCTGTCAATGCCTGACAGATAACCAATGTCCTCGTCCGGGAAGATAACCTCCCGCTGGTCTTCGATAACGCCAGTTCCGCGCCATCTGAGGTCTGCTGCTACGGCTGTTCCGGCAGTCGTTTCAGCGCCCAGTAATAACTTTCTCAATGCTTTAATGCCCATCTTTCACCTCGCTTTTATCTGCAATGGTTTTCACCTTGATATACAGCCCTGAATCTATAAGCTGTTTGATTCCGTACTTTTTCGCTTCTTCGTCTGATAAATCACGCGCTGGTACTCCGTGTATCCACCCATTACCGGCATATTTATACATTCGCCCTCCTGTATTTCATGCGCGCGTTATTCGCTTCCCACAGCGAGCGCAACGGCTCTCTGTGTTCCACGCTGTTCTGTCGTTTCAGGTACACCCCTAAAGGATCTCCGCGCACGTGGTAAAACTTCACTCCGCCCGCCATGAGACGCATCCAAAACTCGTAATCCCCCGCGCTCTTGTAACTCTCGTCAAAGTAACCGAATTGCTTGTGCAACTTGCTTCTCCACATCGGCATCGGTCCAACGAAGCAAGCCCTGATTAGTTCCTTCATTCCGCCCTCAAGCCACCTGTACTCACCGATTGGGTTACCGCCGATCTCGTTTACAATCGCAACGTCAGGGTACACCACGCCGTATGTCGTTTCCTTGTCCAGTATGTCAGCCATTTTCTTGAGCGCGTGCGGGGCAAGCCGGTCATCTGAATTAGCGTTCGTCACGTAAGGGGTGTTCGCCGCCTTGATACCAATATTCCACGCTTCATACACGCCAGGAATGTCGTTAGTCTGGATGATCTCAACCTGGGGGAACCGCGCACATATCCCTGACTCAATACTTCCCTTTTGCACAACAGCGATAATGTCAACCTTTTCAGTCTGACCGACAAGGTTCTCCAGCCGTCCTTGAATATAATCCTCCGCGTAGTACGCGCTTATGATTGCCGTGACCCTTCTACCAGTCATTCATGCTCCCGTGTTCCAATACCTGCTCCTTCGTGTTGGGCGTGAGGTTGATAATCCTGCGCCCGTGTCCCTCATACGTTGCCCTTGCCAGTTTGTAAGCGTGTTCGCTCCGCTGTAAATCCGGGTTATTCCAATGCTTCCCCTTGAAGTAATCCGGGTGGAAGTGATTCGGGTCGTTGCCGTCGAGTACCATCTCTTGATTCGGCGCTCCGTGATACTGGAATGAATGATCGACGCCAACGAGTAACACGTTCTTGAATCCCATGTAGTACGCGATCTGCATACAAACAAACGTGACGGTATGCCCCTCGTGAATCCATTGGCTCGCGTCCTGCGAAAACACAACAACGCCGGATGAGTTCAACGGCAGGCAGGTATCATCGAAACAGTAAGATGCTGGTAAAAACTTCGGCGCGTTGATCTTCGCAATGTCCTCTGCAAACTGGCTGATTACCAGTGGGTTCACGGAGCAGTAATACGTCGGGGTGAAGCCGTCCATGAGGTAGATTCTATTTGTCCCAAATGTCGGGTACTTTTTCAGGAAGTCAAGCGGTACATCCCGCAAGGATGGTCCGTTGCCGATAATCAAACAGGTTTCGCCTTCGTGAATGTCCCTGTAATATCGCCATGAGCCGGGTGCTTGTGTGTTCGCTGTAATATCAGACATGCGCTAATGCCCTCTTGTATCTCTGGAATGAACCGCAATCGAAGTACCAGGCGAGTGAGTACGTCCCCCAGCCGAGTTGCTCCATTGCCATATTGAACGCTTGCGTGTAATCCCTAATTTCAGGCAAGTATTTCTTCCATAACTCGACGCATTCCCTTGACCATACCAGCGTTCCCCATGCGGTTTGTGGAGGTGCTAGTGATGCGCTCTTGTCAACGATTTCGCCGTTCAATAACACGCCGTAATTCTGCGGGTCAAGTGTCTCGAATAATCCGAGCATAAACTGGTGGTCTGGTAATTCCGGGAATCTACCTTGCTCCTGCATTGTGTCAGGCATGATGAAGTAATACCAATCCGCGTCGATGCTCAATGTCGATGCTATCGCGCCCCAAATGTCGGGCTTGTCCATCTGCGTTACAAACTCGACGTTCCTGCCCTGCAAGGCTACGGAGTGCGCCGCGATCTTCTGCGGGTTCGTGACAATGATTGTCGTATCAACCGGTATCATTTCGAGTGTGTCAACCGCGCGTGAGAGCAGCGTCATCGACTCGCCAACGGGTAACAATTCCTTGAACACGCCACCGAATCGCTTTGCCGCGCCAGCCGCCGGGATGATTCCGACTCTATTCGATGCCATGTTTCTCCTTGAGGTAGTTCATCAAACTATTAAGCAGTTCCGCTTTTTTCTCTTTGAAGTCAGCCCGCGCCTGCTCTTTGTCCATGTAAAGATGCTCAATTCCCCACTCGTCACGATCAAACTCTATCAGGGGTATTCCCTCTTTAGCGGCTCTTATGCAGTAATCAATGTCCTCGAAATACATCGGGGTAAACGCTTCGTCAAACTTGCCTATTTTATGCCACACCTCACGGCTGATTAACATGCACCAACTGGAAAGATAATCAGGTTTCGATTTCAGCAGTTCGTGGCCTGTCCATTTTTTGAATCCATAGAGCGTGGACGTGGCAAGCGATTCAACCATTTTTGTAAAGGCTTTATGCACCCTCACGTCGTTGTTCATTACAACGTACCAATCTGAATTCCCTGCCCGGTCAATACCCCAATTCAACGCTTCTGCATAACCAAGTCTCTTGTCAGTCCTGTGGATATGCTCACCTTTCGGGTAGGGAGTAGCACTTGCGTTATCCACAACAACGATGTTTGCATCCGGCTCGTGAGTCCAAATATCCGCTATCAACGGGCGCGTGTAGCGTTCCCAGTCGTCAATGCCAACGATAATCACACTAATCATCCCGCGCCTCCATGAGGTCTTGATTGTTCGCCGTCCACTTTTGCCACGTCGCGCCGTCAATAATCGCCGGGGTGATATGAGGACTTGTCACGGTAACATCTACCCACATCTTGATACCGTGCTGTACACACAGTTTGTTGAATCCAATGTCTTCACCAGGCCAAGCGTCGCGCCATGATTGCGAGTAATCATTCCAGAACCAGGGCGGCGGGATTGTCTCAAACACTTCGCGTGCTATGAGTATCGACCCTGTACCTAACCGGTCAACCTCTACGATTTCATCGTCTTTTTCCCATGCGATTGTGTACATCGAGCCGTCCGCGCCGGTCTTGTACGCGCACGGGTCATAAGGTTCTGACCGCCTGAAATTCAATCCGCCCACGACTTGATACTTCTTCGGGTCTTTCAAAACCCATTTTGCCAAACGCTGAATAATATCGTGCGGGTGAACGTGGTCAATGTCGAGCATGAGGAGATGCGTGAAGTCTGATTTCAGCAACTCCATGCTTGCCCGGTTGCGTGCTAAATCCGTGCGCTGGTAGGGCGTGTTCAAAACCACCGGACCCTGCGCCGCGATCTGCATACACGCCGGGAATACGAGGTCGGCGTAACTGATTGTTCGCTCCAGAAGGAACGCAACCAGTATTCGGGGGAACGCCCAACTCATAATCGGGTACTGCTCTAATACGTTCTTTTTCTCGACCATCTTCTCCTTAGGTGATTACCGTCTGAATTTTTATATCTCTCACGGTGTACCTGAATCCAACCGTGTCAATCCCTGCGTAGTTCATCGCGATCAAACCGGTACTGGTAATATTGCCGAATGTCGATACCGTGTTATTGAGTTTCGTGTCGAGCAGGTCATCGAATAGTTTTATAGGGATGTCATCGTAGAGCGCAACGATCCTTTTATGCGCTTGGGGTAGCGTGTTGCGCGGGGTGTGGATTTCGATGACTACGTTGTAAAGCGCGGTCATGTAACCAGCTGGAAGTCCGGGGATGAACTCCGATTCGCCAGGGTACATCACTACCCAATTCTCTACGGTCGGCAAGGCTTCCGGAAGGTATTGATCCGCGCCCTTGATACCGGATATGCCCTCAATGACTGTCTGCATTCGAGCGATCACGTCTTGTATTGCCATTACACCCGCCTTACATACGGTGAAAGTAGCATCTTCACGTCAGGGTCAAGGTCGGGGATGGTCATGCTCTGCTGCATGTCACCACCAGCGATTACTCCAAATGGCGCGTCTTTCCTCTTGAACAATCGGATTGCCTGAATCTTGCACGCCTCTGCTACCGGTTTCGGCGCGGTTGTGGCGTACCCAAAACTCCCGACTATCTGCACCGCCTTCTTAGTGCCATGGGGGAACGAGTAATTGCCGTACCCGCTTGTCTCAATCCACGTGTAGGGGCGCCCGTTCTCGCCGGCGTTGAAGGGCATGAGGT